CTGCCACTGACTGGCACTGAACCAGTGCGACACCATGTTTTTCTTTCCTGTGGCATCTGCAATCTGTTTTGCCGTTATCCCAAGAGCAGCACGCGCATCACGAAAGTAAGAAATCAGCGGGGCCATCACATGCTGTTTCAGTGCCCTGCCCTTCGCCTCATCGCCATCATCTTTCGGACGATACGGCCCCTGATAATGTTCCGCGAACAGAATGCGTTCTGTGGCCGGAAAATACGCCCGCAGGCTTTCCTTGTCGCACCCGTTCCAGCGTCCGGACGGCTTCGCCCAGATAATATGGTTCAGCACATTGAAGCGTTCACGCATCATGATTTCGATATCAGATGCCAGGCGATGACCACAGAACAGGTAAAGACTTCCGGCAGGTTTCAGCACCCGCCAGAACTGCGCCAGACACTGGTCCAGCCACTTCAGGTAATCATCGTCGCCCTTCCACTGGTTATCCCAGCCCTCAGGCTTCACTTTAAAGTACGGCGGGTCCGTGACTATCAGGTCAACAGAATTTTCGGGTAACGACCGGATAAATTCCAGGCAGTCGGCGTTGATTAACTCACAACTGGATATTTTTACAGTATTAGCCATAGATCAATAAGCACTTCTCTGATAGGCTCATACCGCTTTTGCGCAAAGCAGATGGGCCTGAGGTTTGCTTGTGACCACAACGCATGAGCAGATGGCTGGTGAGTGCCCCTAACACCCACCAGCCGCCCATTTACCACAAATAAAAAAGCCTTCACTGCGGAAGGCGTCTGTAACAACCGAACTGATAGTCTGCCAGACCCGCCATAACAAGTTGGGTCAGTATTAACTGACAGCGTTCGCGTGAAAGGTAAGTATTCTGCGCAATCTCCCCGACTGTCGCCGGTTCGGTGACGCTTAATTCATTAAACACCACTCTGGCGGTTTCTGTCATATCCTGCTGTTTCAGCATGTCTTTTTCCCTTTTTCGGTTAACGTGACACACCAATAACTCTTGTCGAAAAAGCCAGCAAGCTGAAAGACAGGTATTCACCGCCACCAGCACGTTTACTGTACTGGACCGATTTCAGCCATAAAAAAACCCGCTCGCGGGCGAAGTAACCACTCTTAACATACTGACATACTTTTTGCGGACCGCACTAATCATTTTTTACTTTTTTAGCAGCCAGTCGTCCATCTCCAGTCTTACCCCCAGCACAGACAAACATCCGTCAATAAACCCTTCGGCTATCTGCATCTCAATTCGTATTGCTTTTTCGCTTTTCTTTCTCGTCCTGGCTATCTGTCTTTTTGATATTCGCAACAAATAATGAGCAATGAGAAGCGAATACTCCTCAGGTTTTTTCTGCTTCAGACGAGCAAGACAGTTTTCAATGATAAGTCCGTCATCATCGCAGCAGGCCGGACGTGGTTTAGTGGCAGATGGTAAAAGTCCTTTGAATCCGGCAGCGATCGGAGAATAGTCCACCCCGGTGTTACCACTTGCAGCCCATGCCCCCCAGCGTTCAAGAACTATCTGAATATCACGCATCAACTTTCTCCACAAAATCAGGACAGCACACCAATCGCCAGCGCGCGATCGATAAAACGAAATATCAGCTCCAGTTGGGAACCATACTTCTCTTCAAATGCCACGGTATCCGCATGCAGTTCGTCATGGTGTTTTCTGCACAAAGGCAACACAAAAAGGTCATGCGCTTTTGTACCCATTCCACCCTGACCATGACCAATCAGGTGATGAGGATCGTCGGCTGGCTTACCACAACATGCACACGGCTGTGTCTTAACCCAGCGCGTGTACTTTTCATTAACCCAGCGACGACGTTTTGGGCGTAACATAAAAGACTCCGGCGACTCTGGATCCACTTTCAGCGCCAGCACCTTTTTCGCTTTATCCTGGATAATGCTGGTGGCAGGAACCGAAGGAACAAGGTCACTCTCCCGGGTGACAGACGGCACAACAGGCTTCGGTAATCTCAGTGCCTTACGGGCTGCACTTTCCGGTAAGGCATCAGCCAGGTCATTACGAGCCAGCCACCAGCACAGTTCCGGCATTGTCACAACGTGACTGTCATCAAAACCGAGATCCCGACGCACAACAGACAACACCCAGCGGGCACAGTTATCCGTTGCCATTGATTCCAGCCGTTCCGTGAACTGATCGCGCAGCTGGTTATCGCAGTGCCAGCACAGACGGATTGCGCCCGGAGCGTGTCGCATTGTGGTCATGTTCTCGCTGTGCCAGTTGGAATGAGGCCACTGACAGCCCTTTTCACGAAGTAACCAGCTTTCAAGACATTCCACGCCACCAGCACGACGGATCACTGCCTCATTGCGGAACACGGCCCGAACGGCAGGATCATCCGCCAGCGGTTGTGATGCCGCCGGAACGGCACCACTGGCAAAAGATGAATAACGTTCCGGCTCAGGCTCCAGCAGGACACGCCCCTGCATAAACAGGGGCATCAGCTCTGAACCGGGCCTGAACAATACGATCCCCATACGCGGGGCAATTTCAGGGGTCAGTAGTGCTCTCACGGTCACCTCAGCGAACGGTATTGCATGAGCGCAGAAGAAAAAATTCAGCCATCACGCAGTAAACTCCTTCACCAGTATTTCAAACTGGCTTACCTGTCCTTCCAGTTCCGCCACGCAATCCACCAGCTCATCCACCGCCTTTTGTGTGCGGTGTTTTGCCTGCAGCAGATCACGAAGCGCCGGAGTAAGCTGCTTGCGGAGCGTATCTTTTTTCACGCTCGTTTTTTCCATCTGTTCAGCACAACGAAGCATCTCCTGCGCCTGCCGACGAAGTTGTTCCGGTGAAACAGTGGTTGTTCTGTTGTTCAAAATAAACGCTCCGTTTTACTACCCGACATGCGGTTATTGCTGTATCTGCGCGGATTGCCCGGCGTCATGGGAGTGGAAAGAACCCGGGCACTCTCCTGGTCCACAGGCAGAAAATGCCCGTTATGAAAACGCCGGTAAATGGTACCCAGCGTACCATTACGCTGTTTCGTGATGTTGATTTCTGCTATGCCTCTCGCCTGTGTCTCCGGGTTGTACACCTCATCCCTGTAAAGCATCAGAATGATGTCTGCATCCGCCTCTATTTCCCCTGAGTTTTTCAGGTCCGAGTTCATGGGGCGTTTATTGGGTCTGGATTCCACACCGCGGGAGAGCTGGCTCAGAGCAATCAGCGGAAAACCGCCGGATTTTGCCAGGCTTTTTAGTCCCTTTGAGATTTCCCCCACAGCAAGGTCGTGACGCCCCATGCTGCGGGTTTTAATCAGGCCGAGGTAATCGACCACCACCAGCGCCGTTTCCGGGTGTTTCATCCGGTGGTGCCTCGTAGTTGCACATATCTCATCAATGGTCAGGTTTGCCTGGTCCACCATCCAGATATTACGCCCCGTCATTCGTCCCACGCCCTGTGAGAAACGTGCCCAGTCTTCGTCTTCAAAACGGGCAACTGACTTAAGACGGGATACCGGCATTCCCCCGGCAGCAGACACCATACGTTCACCAATCTGAATGTTCGCCATCTCCATGGTGAACAGAAGCACGCCATGCCCCTGCTCAGTCACCTTGTCGATGATATCCAGCGCAAGTTCGGTTTTCCCCATCGAAGGACGAGCCGCAATGAATACCAGGTCGCCTGGCTCCATACCGCCCGTTTTTGCGTCCAGCTCATCAATACCGGTCATCAGCGCCCTGGATTTCTCCAGTCCCTGATTGCGGCATTCAACACGGTCGACCACTTCTGGAAGGACATCATCAATGTGAACCGGCTGAATGACGCCCTTTCCGGTCGACAGTGAGGCCATCATGTTCTGCGCATCCTTCAGGGCATCCTCGGCTGCTTCACAGGTATACGCATCACGTAAATTCTGTAATGCTTCAGTCAGTGTTTTTTCTGCATCGCGCAGTACGGCATTACGCCGCAACGCTGCGACATAGTGCTCCAGTGAAGACTTCACCCAGGTTTTGCGTCCGGTGTCGGTAATCACCGGGGCAAGTTCCGGCATCTCATTGCACAGCAGTACGGGGTCAATGACGCCGGATACACGGGCCTGTCTGCAAATTCCCGCGTAAATATCCCTGTACTGACGCACGAAAAAGACATCCGCCGGAAGCGTGGCCAGAATATCCATCACTTCCGGATCAGCCCCACGCAGAAAAAACGCACCGATGACAGCTCCTTCCAGGTCATCATTACGCCACGCCGGATTTGTCGGGTTTGTCATGCTGCCACACCTCTGATATGCGCGCGGTAGCTTTCCCAACCAAACACCAGGCAGTTACGCCCACCATCAGTAACGCGATCCACAATCCGTTCACCAATGGATTCCTTAAGCTGTTCAAACGTCAGGTTGCTGATCAAAATTGTCGGTAAAACGCTTTCGTAACGCGCATTTATGATTTCCTGCAGGATGGTTATCTCCGCAGGCGTACCGAACTGCACACCAACCTCATCGATGATAAGCAGATCCAGCGATGCAAAATGATTAATCACTTCATCGTCAGTGCGCTCAGAGTTGTGGCGCCAGGTATTTTTCACCGCACGGGTAAGCCGCATTACATCCGTGATTTCTATGGTTGCCTGGTGGTGGCGAATAATATTTTTTGCCATTGATACAGCCAGGTGATTTTTACCGGTACCACAATTGCCAATCATGACCATGCTGGTGCCTGCAGCGAGACATTTCTTCCAGGAAGCGGCATAGCGCTGACAGGCTTCAAGGTTTTTCTGTGCGTCAGTATTCACCGCCTGATAATTCTCAAACTCACAGTCCTGGAACCGGCGGGCAATACCGGCCTGATCGAGTAATTCACGAACCTTCAGGGCGCGTAATTCGTCATACACGCGGCCCAGCTCCTCACTGAGGCAGGACAGGCAACCGGACACCCGTTTGACAGCTTTCCCCCTTACATCCGGGCCAGTCAGCACATAGCGCGTGTATTTTCCGTGTTTCCCGCAGGACACCGTCTCAGTGCTTTGCACCCAATGCTCACAGCGCCACGGACGCTTTCCGCCACGGACAAATGCCAGCTCCTCTTCCAGGTCTGCCTTGCGGTTAAGTAACTGCGCTTTGTCGTGTTGCATGTGTTGTTTGTTCAGGAAATTAGTCATTTTCACCCTCCCCACAAAATCACCAGTTGAAGTTCGTTGAGCCGTAGTCCTGTTCACTGAATCCCGAGATCGGGAGGCTTTTGCCCCGCCCACCTCCGGGGGCTGCTGGCTGTTGCCAGGATTCCTCGAAATGACGATCGGGTCCAAAGAACGTCGACGCCTGCTTCACGAACTGGGTACCGGTATTTCCAGAGACACGCACCCAGGCGGCATACCGCTTCACGCCATCAAGCATGTTCTCCGGTTTTATTCCCTCCCTGATACGTGCTTTCCAGGCTTTGAAGGCTGCTGACTTGGAATTGCCACCAGCACGTTTGAGATATTCCTGCCATGCCTGTTCAAATTCCGGTGAATATTCCTGTCGGGCAGAACGCGCTGGTGCAGACGCGTCAGCGGATGCGCCAATAGTGTTTTTACTCTCTGTAGTACTCTCTGAAGTAATCTCTGTTGTATTCTCTGTAAGATCGAAATTGGTTTTCCCTTCACCGCGGCGAGGGGTTTCCCGTGTCCGCGGTGAAGGCTTTCCCTCCTCCGCGAAATTGGGTTTTACAGTTTCCCGAAAACGGGTTTCCCCATTTCGGGAAAACTGATTGTTTTCATTGATAATTTCATTAAGGCGCTCACAATCTATACGGTAGAACATTTTGTGCTCAAGACGCTTGTTGGTTTCAACCAAAATGCCTCTGGACACAAGATGCTTACGCGCTACAGCCTGTTGTTCAAATGTAAGTCCGGTTTCGTGTTGTATCTCTTCACGCGTTTTATGTACGCCTTCCGCTGCATGTGCTTTATCCTGCCAGTAAAAAATCTGACCAAAGAAAATAACAGCGTGCGGACTTCCCATGTATTTAACGAGCCCAGGGTAATAAGCAACCGGATGCCCAAAATCGAGCAGAAGATCAGACGGACGCATAGCCACCTCCCAGGCGTTTAAACATTTTTCCGGACTGAAACGCCACTAGTGGGTAACTGATGGTGTAGTTACGCCCCAGTAATTCACACACAACTTTCTGGCTTTCGGTGCTGACCAGGCAAACCCGCAGAACGCGACCGTCGCTGGTGGCGAACCACTGCCCCACACGGGGGCAACGGTTGTATCGGTGATACAGAGAATTAACGAGGCGGCGAATCATGGGCGCACCTCCCATTGATTACAGCGGAAAGCTGTATGATTCAGGCTGGTTTCAGCTTCATGGAATGCCTCAATGCAGCTCTCGTAGTACCGCATTGTGCGCAGACTTAACCCAAGCTGAAGCATCATCAGGCCATCAAGAGTGATGTAATAACCACGCAGGGAGTCACCGTAGATGTGATAAGTACCCGGTATGAAATTGCGGGTAAAAAACTCGCGTGAGCAGTTCAGATACTCGATTTTGTCAACGATGTTCTGGTGCATTCGCTTAAAGTGGCAGGCAACATGCAGGGAGAAAATAACGGCCTTGCCGTTGACAACTTCAATTTTCAGGTATGGGGAAGTTGGGACAGTAGCCATGATGGCAGCCTCCGTTGACTGTGGAAAACTTCCACCACCGGAGCTGCGAAACTCACTGGTGGCAGACTGAACAGGGTTCGCAGTACCGGCGTCAACGGAGACCGGCGAGCCTTTCGGCTCCCCTGCCCAGCCCACCATAATTCTGGCGTGCGTGAGCGCGGACGATAAAAAAGACGCTGGCGCGTCATATATCGCCGTTGACAATTCCGGGCTGCGACCCCCGGCACCCGCTTTATAAGGTGCGGAGACAGTGTAACGTCCCGAAATTGCAGAATCAATATTTGGTCTTGAAATGATCATATAGCTGCTGATATCTTTAGAACTGTTCTTGGATGTTTCGGAGCCGTTTTATGCGAAACAGCTCCCCGTTATTGATGTTGAGTGAGCCGGGTTACTCCCGGCTTTTTTTCACCGCTGCCAACCAATAACCTGAAATAACCCCATTTTCGGGTGATACCAGCGAGTCCCTCGCGGTTCTGCTTCCTCCATAACCCGATAAAAAGCAGCCATAAACGGTTCCACAGCAACAATTGCGCGACGTGACAACAATCCGTCCGGCGTCATGAACTCATGGGTGTCTGTAGGAATCTGATAGGCGTTCACCAGATTGCGGCATTTATCATCTGACAAACCGGTTTTTGCTTTCAGTTGGCGATATCCGGCATAGCCCTCACGAATAGTGCCCTTTTTAATTTGCTCGACTGTTTCAGCAACGTGGCTGACTTTTTCTTCCACCTGAGTGATCCGTTTCTGCTGACGAACTGCTTCAAGAGCCATCGCGGCAACCATTTCGATTTCGCTCATTGGCTTACGGATCTGTTCTTCCAGTTCGCGCCAGCGATCTACCAGGCGAGCAGTGAATTCAGGACAGAGCTGTGCGACGACAATGATGCTGTCGCGCTTACCTCGTTCACCTTCGAATACATACGCGCTAGAAAATCGGCGAGGCCCAAGTGATTGTTTATTCTCAATTTCCACAGTCTGTGGAAATTGGATGATTCCCTTTTTAGCCAGTGTTTCAATAGTTCTCTTAACACTATCTGGTCGGCTTCCCACCAGCTCTGCGATCTCAACGCTGGTCATGGATGCTTTGCCGTTAAAAATTGCGGTGTTCATTGTTTATCTCCTGCGTGTATTCCATCCGCTCTGTGTGGTGAACTTGGATTTAGGCTTTTGCGTAACAAGTTAGGAATTCCATCTTCAGGGTGAGGATAAAGATCTGGCCTTAAGCCATGAGGCGTAACCTTCCATGCAACTACTTCACATACTCGTAAAACGAAACGAGCAGGAATTGTGCTTTTTGAAAACCACTGATTCACCGCTTGCGGCGTCACACCAAGATTTCGCGCTATGGCATTTTGCGCAATTAATGCACGAAGTTTGTCGTAATCATTTCCTTCCATAACAAAGCACCAATATTAACTTTATAAATCAAGAATACATCAAGTTTAAATTAACATGCAAGTTGCAAAAGGATCGAATACACTAAAATCAAGTAAAGATTTATCCTTGTAAAGAAACCCACAGGATTTGGTCATGAAGAACGTCAAAAACACGGAAAATCGAATAGCCGCGATGCTGAAAGCAAAAGGATGGACTCAGGCTCAACTGGCCCGCAAGTTAGGTGTGAGTGCGCAATCAGTGCAGTACTGGACAACAGGAAAAACATTTCCACGGAGTGATAAGCTCGCGCATTTATCAGAGATTAGCGGTTATCCACAATCCTGGTTCTTAGGTGAAGACTCCTCACCAACCTTTTCTTCGCAAGAGAAACACCAGACAAGAACAGATAGCGTCGTATTTAATGTCCTTGATGTTGAGTTTAGTTGCGGTGATGGAACTCATGTCCGTGGTGACTTGATAGATGTAGTGCGCTCAATAGAACTTGATCCTGAATATGCCCGACGTCTTGTTGGAAATCGGGCATTCAAAAATATAGAAATAGGTAACGCCAGAGGAGACAGTATGGCTCCCACAATCTCACCTGGCGACCTTCTTTTTCTTGATAAGACAGTAACTTATTTTGATGGCGATGGTATTTATGCATTTTGTTTTGATGGAGAATGCTACGTGAAAAGGCTTCAAAAAATTGGAAGCAAAATCATGGTGTTATCTGATAACCCCAATTATCAACCATGGAGCATCGAAAAAGAGGGGTTAGCTCTGCTTTATATCCAGTCTAAAGTGATCTCATCAGTACCATTCAACATAAACAGATTTGGTTAGTCTTTGATTTTAACGGGCTTTGCCCGTTTTTTTTCTGCCTGAAATATACGATATCAATTTTTTCTTGACAGCCTGTTTCCCAAAACATAATATCGCACCATCAATTATAACTTGATTTGATTCAATTTAAAATTGTTGGCGGATATATGAAGACACTAAAAGCAACTCCAGAAACAACTAATTTTATCAACTGCGGCTGTGTTACGCTTAAGGGCTTAGAACTTGATTCCTTTGCATTAAATATTGCAAATTTGCTAAGTGCTGTACGCACATTCCATCTTCTGGATTGTGCTCGCTCAAAGGAACTGGGCATTGAGGTAATGGAATTTATCCATGAATATGCTCTATCTGCTGCTTCTCCTGCACAACAAAAACAATCCTTCCCTGAAAGCTGGCTGGTTAACCTTCGCACCCAACGCGAAGCCTGCGGCTTAACAACCGCCGAACTCGCCAGGCTGCTCGATCTCGATGAAGAAATTATCATCCAGTGGGAGAGCGGAGAGTATGAACCAACTATCAGTATGCTTATCCCACTGGCAAATATTCTTGGCTGCGATCCGATGTGCCTGTTAACTGGTGAGGTTACTCCTCCGGAGCAACCAAAAAGTGAGGAGCAGCAACACCATGACGCATCTCAACAAGTTTGCCCCTTATCTCGCGAAGCTCTTCTGCGGAAGAACCAATACCAATGGTGACATAATCGCCGCTTCGCCCTTCAAGGTACATGCGAACATTTTTATCAATCATTGCGGAAACAGTCTCAATATGAAAACACTTCTGAGACTCGCTATATAGCAGAACATATAAGTCAGCTGAGGAAGCCATGAAAAAGTTCGAAAACATAACTGTTCTCCATGTTGATGACTTTGATTATACAAACCCGGAACTTCTCCCGGAGGTTGTAAAGGCAATAGATGTTGCCGATATAGTGATTAGAGAAAAGAGAATTGTCAAAAACAGGCTCGCATGCACTTCAGGAGCAATGACAGAAACAACCTCACAGCAAGATAATTACGAAGGCATTTGTCTGGAGCCTGATTCATTTGCGGTAAATGTTTATCATTTATTGCATGCAACACAGGTATTACATATGTCCAGTAATCACGAAACGAAAACACTCGGCAGCGAAATTCTGAGTTTTGCATGTGAGTATACAAAAGCTGCTGCCGAAAAAGAATTAGCGCAATAACAACAAATATGCCCTGAACGTTTATTGCGGTTTTATCGCCGGGGATTGTTACAACCTTAATCCACAGGAGGCTTTATTGTGACTTTTATAAAGAATATGGCATCACACAAGACCGCCTGCCTTATTGCACAATACGGTGAAAATTACATGCATATTGCCTGCTTATTTCTGCGTAAAGCATACGGGAGATAATAATGCATCAGAAAACAGCAGAACACGAACAAACCAGAATATTGCTGACCATCAAAAACGGGAAAGTAATATTCATTCGCCATGTTCATGACGATGAACTTGTAGGAACTCTTTCAACATTCCTGTTTATTGCAGAAAAGGCAGGATATGACGTTATTGCACCAGCAGATGAAGATGAAGATGAAGATGAGGAATAAATATCATGCAATACGATGAATTCCAGGCTGAAGCAACAGCCAATGGTATACGAACTGGCAGTATGACGATTGATTATCACGACGCCATACGTCGTCTGGATGCCGGAGAATTCGATACTCCTAATGTGCGAGGTTTACGTATCCTTCAGTGTCTGGCGCAAGCCGACGAAGCAGGATTACTGGGTAAACTTCCGGTTGAGATGAAGGTTGCTCAGTGGCGATGGTTGTATGTGACGGCATTCATCAACGAAGAAGAAGACAAGAACGGCACAATTGATATCCTGAATGAACACGGAACAACTGAACACGCCGTGGTATATAACGGGATGTATGGGTTTATGACGATATATCCCGGCCCCATTCGATTTGCCTTACAACAGTATATTGAATGGAATTTAATTCAAAAATACGGCGAAGCTGAAGGAATGGGAAGAGCGCTGTTTCTTTATCAGAAAATGCTCACTACTTCCCCTGATAAAGGTTTCATTCTTTCAGATATGGGTCGAGAAGGGCTTGAAATCCTTCTGGATGAAATTATTAACGAAATGAATACTCATGGCATGCAATCCGAAACAGATATTAAGTAAAAGGGACCACATGACCGTTATCGAGTATATCCAGGAAAATCCAGATTGCAGTAGAGAAGATATATCCCTCGCACTTGGAAGAAGCGCAACTTCTATCAGTAATGAATTATCACGGTTATTGTGGAATGGGTTAATAGTACGAACTGGAGAAAAAAACAAAATGATTCTGTACTGCGTAAACAATCTGCCGTTTGGATACAGCAATCCCCTAAGTGTTATGTTCAACCAGTTACTTAAACAGGTAAGAAATGGCAACTGACTCACAACTAACCATAGAAACGGCCCTGAATGTCGGCCTGGCGCTCCTTGGTTATTTTTACATCGTGTTCTGCAGCGGACGGTGGCTGTCGCTGTTGTTCCTGAAAAAATGGAATAAACGCCGTAAGCAGGATGAACGCCAGAAGGCAATGAATGCGTTTTCCGAAGCCTTCGGAATTGACGGCATGGAACCAGGGGATCCAGCTCGCGCAATCAGCAGAGGGGGTGTAGTAATCCTTGTATATCGGAGTGAAGAGAAAAATGACGATCACAAAACAACGAGTAGAAAAAATCATATATCGCCATGAAATGGGACTGAACAGCGATGTCACTGCCGAAGAGGTTTATGACCTGGCTGTACTGGCGCTGAATTTATCAAATATCGCAAACCTGAAGCGATACGAGCTTGATATGGATGGTTGCGACTCGTGCGGTCAGGATTGTGGCGCAGATATGACTGAAGATCCTGATGGTGATTATGTCCTGTTTGATGACGTGGTTAAGTTGTTTGAATTTGATACAACCACTCAAAAGTTAGAAATCCCGGCAAAGGAGGCAGCCAGTGAGCAAGATTGACTATCAGGCATTGCGTGAGGCGGCACAAAACTATCAATCGACGCTGGCGTGGTATCAGGAAAATCCAGACAGTCCAAATGCTGAGCAGGATTGTGATGCAGCTTTGGCTGCGTTTAAGAGAGAAATCCGTCATCGTGAAGTGGATATTATCGCTGATTTGCTGGATGAACTGGAGGAAGCAAAACAGCGTATCGACGAACAGGAGTCCCGCACAGTGAAGTTACCAGAACCATTCAAGCTGGCTAAATCATCAAGTGGATTAACGTACTACTACGCTGATGAGGTCAATGCAGCACTGACTGCTGCTGGTATTCGCATAGAAGGAGAGTGAGATGACCACTATTACCAAAGAATGGCTACAGAAAACGATTACCAGCATTGAGTCAGCACGGGATGAAATACCGTTCGGACTTGATGAAGATCAAAACAACATGCTTACCGCATTAAAAATTGCACTGGCATCACTGGAACGCGAACAGATTCGCCACGAGCATGCCAAATGGTCTGACTCCACATTTGGCTGCGTTGGCCCCATTGGTCCGCTGAAACATCTCTCAAAAGAGGCTCTGGAAGCCGCAGCCGAACCTGACGATCTCAGCGAGTGGGCTGATATGCAGTTCCTGTTGTGGGATGCACAGCGCCGTGCTGGTATCAGTGATGCTGAAATTACCGCTGCTATGGAAGATAAATTGAAGATCAACATGAAGCGCCAGTGGCCTGAACCAAAAGATGGTGAGCCTCGCTTGCACATTAAAGAACCCGGCAACTCTCCGGTAACTCCGGATGGTTGGATAAGCTGTAGTGAGCGAATGTTTATCGTGGTTAGGGAACGCCTTGTTCTGGATGCAGCTACCAGAGCCGCCGCAGGAGGTGAATCAATGACCTGGCCTGATGCATTTGCAATTGTTGGTGTTGCAATGTCGATCGCGCTGATTGTTTTTGCGATTTGCCGCTGGGGATAACCACATGTTCACACTTATTCAACGCGGGCAAATATACACGGACAGGACCGGATACCCTGTGGTGATTACTCGCAGCACTGAGCACTCAGTGTTCTTTCGACGCATGGACGGACACTCCGGTCGAGTACGCATCAGTGAATTCAACAACCAGTTTGAACATATTGATCACCAGGAATACCGACAAATACTGGCAGAAACAGAGCAGGAAGCTCACCTGAAAAAATTACGCGCCATGAAAAGGAAGTGAAGAGTGAATAAAGCATTTGAACTATGGGTCCACCAGCGTTATGGCAGTCGCTATGACCTGACGCGAGATGTTGACGGTTTCTACTGTCGCGAAATTGTGAGACGAATGTTTGAAGTGTGGTGCCACTGCCGCGGATAAACGTTTTAGGAGCTTGGCATGCAGACAATCATCTATCAGATAACCCCCAGCAAATGGTGTACGGAGAGAGTCCTCATTGCATCAACAGGGCTAAAGCCTGGCACCATTGAGCGGGCAAGAAGAAAGTCATGGATGCAGGGAAAAGAATACCGCCATTACGCTGTAGAAGGTGATCCGGGGCACTACAGTGAATGCCTGTACAACATCGAAGAAATTATGCGATGGATCGAAAACCAGAAACAACCAGGTGCCAAAAATGCAAGTTCCGGTTAACCTGTTAATGCTCCTGGACGTCTGGGAGGTTTAATGAGTAACGCATCATACCCGACAGGCGTTGAAAACCATGGAGGATCACTCCGTATATGGTTTCACTATAATGGCAAACGTGTCAGAGAAAACCTCGGTGTTCCTGACACAGCCAAAAACCGGAAGATCGCTGGTGAACTTCGCACTTCCGTTTGTTTTGCAATCAGAATGGGGAGTTTCGACTACGCCGCGCAGTTCCCTAATTCCCCTAACCTGAAACACTTTGGTCTGGGAAAAAGAGAGATAACCGTTAAGGCACTTTCGGAAAAATGGTTGGACCTTAAGAAAATTGAGATTTGTGCGAATGCACATAACCGTTACCAGTCAGTAATTAAAAACATGTTACCAATGTTAGGTGAAAAAAAACTGGTTTCATCCATAACAAAAGAGGATTTACTTTTCGTAAGGAGAGATTTGTTGACCGGTTACCAAAAGCTTTCTAATGGAAAGACTTCTTCCATAAAAGGGCGCTCAGTGGTCACGGTAAACTACTATATGACAACCATAGCTGGAATGTTTCAATTTGCAACAGATAATGGTTATACCTCAGGAAACCCATTTAACGGTCTGGCTCCCTTAAAAAAGTCCAAGGTAAAACCAGATCCTCTCACCCGTGACGAATTTATTCGTTTTATTGAGGCTTGCCGTCATCAACAAACAAAAAACCTGTGGATTCTCGCTGTATACACGGGTATTCGTCACGGGGAGCTGGTATCGCTGGCATGGGAAGATATAGATCTTAAAGCAAGGACTATAACCATCCGTAGGAATTATACAAAACTTGGCGAATTCACTCCACCAAAAACCGATGCTGGCACCGGAAGGACAATTCATCTGGTTCAACCAGCTATTGATGCTCTTAAAAGCCAGGCGGAAATGACCATGCTTGGAAAGCAACATTCTGTAGAGGTAAAGCAGAGGGAATATGGGAGAACAGCTGTGCATAAATGTACTTTTGTTTTTAGCCCTCAGGTAATAAAACAGCAGCAGTTGTCTGGACCTCACTACAAAGTTGACTCCATCAGGGAGTCATGGACAAGTATCTTAAAACGCGCAGGTCTGAGACACAGAAAATCGTACCAATCCAGGCATACTTATGCATGCTGGTCACTTGCCGCTGGAGCTAATCCTAGTTTTATCGCAAGCCAGATGGGCCACACAAACGCACAAATGGTATTCAATGTTTACGGAGCATGGATGAAAGACAACAATCACGAACAGATAGAACTCCTTAACAAAAGACTATCTGAAAGTGTCCCATGTATGCCCCATAAGAAAGTTGGGTAAAATAAAAACTTGCAAAATCAGTTAGTTTACCCTTAATCCCTGTCACGTTACGCGCGTGGCAGAGGCGTTACGGG